CTGCTACTCTTAAGCCATTTGCAGAAGCAGCCGTTGTAGTACCAATAGATAAACCACTATTAGAACCTAACGTCATTGCTTGGGTAAAGGATATAGCGTTACCTGCCGTTCCTGAAGGAGCGGTTAGCCAAATGTGAGAACCTGTTGCCTGAACATAAGCCGTTGCATTACCTGTACCAATATATTTATCTCCGCTATTATTATATAAATTTCTGGCTACAACAGTAGCACCAGTATCATCAAAAAATGAAGATGTTTTAACTTGTAATGCAGTCCAACCACTTCCCCACGCACTCGGTGTAACTCCTAATCCTAAATTGCCTGAAGCGTTGAGTATCATATCAAGTGTACCATTGGTAGCAAATCCAAGTGTGTTTGTTCCACTTAGGTACATTCCATTAGTAGGTATTGTGCTTGATGTTGGCACAAAGCTATTAGCAGTTAATTGACCATTAACCCTTGCAGTACCATTAACGTCAAGAGTAAATCCTGCATCCGTAGTTGTATTAACTCCAATTCTTCCGCTTGTAAACACTCTTAATCCTCTTGTTCCACCACTAAATAAATCTAATGGTGAAGCAGTTCCACTATTATCAGCATAAGAACCAATAACACCGCCTGAACTATAATATGTATATAATCCACCTGTTGATGATATAAATGCTGATAAACCGCCTGTAACTACATTATAGGATGAATTTACACTACTTAAAAAGGTAGCTGCTCCTGTTGAGCCTATGGATAATCTATTTGTAGTATTAGTTGCAAAGTTTAAAGTATTTGCAGCACTTAAGTACATTCCGTTTGTAGGTACTGTTGCACCACTTGGAATAAAAGCAGTAGCAGTCACCGATGAACTAAAGGTAGCTGCTCCTGTAACATTAAATGTTCCGTTTACATTTAGCTTATAACCACCTGTTGTTGTACCTATTGATGTATCTCCTGCCATATAGTTAGCAGCAGTACCGTTCATAAATAGATTCCATTGGTTTGCACCTGCTGCAATATCTCCTCTAAAACCTTGAGTAGTTGATGAACCGCTTAAACTTGATAATGCTCTAAATCCAAAAACAGAAGAACCTGTTAAGTTACCTGTCATAAATGCGGTATTACTTGTTATTGTACTACCTGCACCTGTTGAAGCGTGTGAACTAAAATAATGTACAATGTCAGTAGAAAATGAAGCAGCAGCAGTCTCTGAATTAGTAGAAAATAAATAAGCAGTAACAACATCTGATTGTATGCGACCTTCTGAAGATATACCTCTTGAAGTAGTTGCACCTGTTAAATTCTTATTTACTCTTAAATTATATCCTGCTAAACTTGTACTACCTATACCCAATGAACCTGCCATATAGTTGTTAGCAGTACCATCCATATATAAGTTCCAATTATTTGTAGCAGATGCAATTTGCCCTCTGAATCCATAATTTGTTCCTGCTCCTGCTAAAGTACCTGCAGCGTGAAAACCCGTTTGATTACTAACTGTACTACCTGCTCCAAAACTTCCTTGTGAAGCAAAATAGTGTGTTAAATTTGCTAATGTAAAAGTAGTAGCTTGTGTTTGTGCTAAAGTTCTATTGAAATAAGCTATTGTTGTTACATCTGATAAAATTAATCCATCTTGCATTATACCATAAGACGTAGCTGCACCTTGTAGGTTTTTGCTTATATGCAAATTATATCCTGTTAAAGCAGTAGTAGCAATACCTAATGCACCACTTGAAATATTTGTATTAGAACCTAAACTAATTAAAGAACCTGTATCTGTAATATTACTATTACCTATTGTAGATGCACCTGTGAACTTAGGTAAAGTGTTTGTTGTACCTGTTCCTGTTATTGGGTTAGTTAATACTGACTGATATTGAGGAATGTTTAATACTCCTGTTGTATTATCATAAGTAGCTGCACCACTTGTACCTGTTGTGGTCAAGCTAATTGCAGCTCTTGCTCTACTATCTAAGTAATATAAATTAGTTACTTCTGGTATATTAGCTGTGGTTAAACTCACCGCACCCGTAAATCCATTAACTGAACTTACTGCATCCGTATTATCTACTTTATCCCATGTAGAGCCATTAAATATAGCCCAATCACCAACTTTCCAATCGGTAATACCATTTAAGTTGGTAGAACCAGCTACATCTACTATGTAATAGTACCCCTTAGTTCCAACAGAACTTGTTAATGTAGGGGTATTTGTAGATGCGTTCCATACCCCTTGATAAGTAACACCACCTACCATTCCTGATATTTGGTTTTGAACCTTACCAAAAGCCTGTAATATAGAATCAGTAGCAGCAATAGTGCCACCACCTGTTAAATTTAATCCTGTAAGCAGCTTACCTGTAACCGCAGAAGTATTTAAAGTTACACTAGCACTTCCGGGTCCTGAAGCAGTAGCCTCTCCCGTTAATGCAGTTATATAGCTTCCTGCTGCCTGTTTGCTATTAAAAGTATTCCAATCGGTAGAACTCAAATAACCATCGGTAGATGTAGTCGCCTGAGTAATACCTATAGTTCCTGTAGAAGTTATTGTACCGCCAGTAATCGGTCCACTTGTACCAATGCTAGTAACAGTTCCTACAGACCATGTTCTGTTTGTAGAAATATCGTAAGTAGTTCCGTTTATTGTAATTGTAGTAGCTGCATTTGCAGGGGTATATCCTAAAACAGTTGCAATACTTTTATTTTTCCAAAGTTGTGTTGAACTTTCATAGAACAAACCTTGATTGTTAACCACAGATGAAATATACACGTTGTGTAATTCATCAAGCTCCCAGCCATTCATCACCTTTACATAGATACTACCGTGATTAGCGTGTGCGTATTCTACGTAACCCATCACTACGATATGCCCTGTAGCACCTGTTGGTTTTACATTTGTTAAAGCACCAGCAGTAGTTGGGCTTAAATATAAAACATCACCATCAGCCCAAGTTTCACCTTGTAATGAACCTGTAGTATCAATATCCAAAAGCTGACCCACGGTCATGATAAATCCTTCCTGATTGGTAGCAATTGTTTCAGTTACCAATCCAATAGTATCAGCACTATTGTTATCATTATTAGCCTGTGCATAAGCAACAGCTAATCTTTGTCCTTGTGCACCACTTACCCTTACAGCAGCATAACCAGCTTTTGTTAAAGTAGTATTTGGTGTAACTTTATTTACAACTCTAGCTACTAAATCAACGCCATTTTTTAAAATAACATTACCGCCTTTTAATGTAGTTTCACTACTTCCAATAGTATTATTCCATCGAGTAGTTCCCACCGCAGCAGTTCCTGTTGGAGATACATCAAGTGTTAATTGTCCAGCTTTTAATTCATATTCACCTAGGTTAACATTCGCAGTAGCTCCTGTATATGGAACATATCCAGAAAGTGCGCCACTATAATTAGGAATATTTAAAGTTGTTCCTATTAAAGTTGCTGCTCCACTTGAACCAGTTGTAGTAAGTGTTATTGTTCCTTGCTTAGAATTAAATGTACTCCAATCAGCAGAGCTTAATAAACCTCTATTAGTTGCAGATGAAGTTGGAATATTTAATGTAATACTTCCACTTGTAGTAACGGGACTATTCGCAACATTCACATCAGTCCCTGTAGAACCAACTGTTAATCCAACACTTGTTACCGTACCTGCATCAGTTGCTACTTCTACAATACCATCTACGGCCTTTAATACACCGTTTAAATCTTTTATCTTAACATCACCGGTAAAAAAACCTTGTATTGCCATTTTAATATTTTTTTATTAGATAACTAATATTCTCACAAACTCTCCAGTTTGGAACGGAACAGTTGATGCAACAGTTAGTACTCCGGTATTAGTATCCCATCTAACTTGATTTCCTGTTGGAACTCCACTAAATATAATTTCACCAACATCAATACCACCTCTACTTGCATAAAGAAGAACTTTATCAATTGCTTCAGAGAATGTAATTGTTGTAGAACCTCCGCTTGCAAACTTAGAATATTGCTCAATAGTTCTTGTAGAACCTCCGCTACTTGGATTAACAACGATACCGCCTGTGCCGATAATTCCTTCTGCTTCATAAGCATAACCACCGCACATTCCATATACGTACTCTGTAAAACCAACAAGGTTGATGCCCGTGTAATTCACATCATCAACCCACTCTAAAATATCAGCTTCCATTTGCAATTTCTTAGGTAAATTCAAATCTGTTTCTTTACCTAATTCAATATCTCTTATTGCTAAAGATGCTGAAACTTTTGCTATATCAATAACATCTGCTGTAGTTGGCATTAGTAAACTAATTTAGGATTGTCAATAATGTATTTTGCTTTATTCAAACTTAATTGCGCAATAGCAATACCTGCACCTAATGAAATTGCATCATCTGCTGCACGGATATAAGTATTTAAAGCAAACTTTGTAGAAAGCCAATTATCGCCGTCCAATCTTTCAGGAGTAGATATTTGAGCTTTAGATAGTTTAGCATTATAAATTTTTGCGTACGTAGAAAAACAATACGTAACAGTCTTGCTATATAGCACATTTGAGTTATCCCTCCATTCAACAGTGATGTTCAATGCATAATCTTTATCTAATACGTTAAAACTAATTGTGTTTCCTGTAGCTAATGACCATACTTCATAGTTGGTGGTTGTACCACTTTCAACTAAATAAGTACCATCTGATTTCTGCATATATACCCTTCTGGTAGTGATAGCAGCATCAGAACCTGTACTTGTATCATCTAATATCAATAAATTAGGCGTTGATATAACCTGAGAGGCGGCGAAATTTTGTGTAAACGGCATAATAAAAAAGTTTACCAAAACTACCAAAAAAATGTTAAATAATAAAAAAAGCCCTACTTTTTTATGGTAGAGCTTTTTATTATAATTTAATTAAATTTTAAGCCTTAGCTAACTCACTTAATTGCTTCTCGATATTGGCAAGAACTTCTTTACCATTCTTTGCAGTTTGGATAAATTGAGTCAATGCATCTGTTACATTTCCTCTGTCTTGTTTAGAGATTGTAGTGATTTCTTGAGAGCCAATTGAAACCTTGCCGGTAGCCATATCAAATGAAATAATCTCATTATCTAAGCCTTGTCTTACGGCTGATTTAATATCTTTAGAAGGGTCTGTATAAACTTTTAAGAACTCGTCTGGCTTAGAGCGAGCAAAGTTTGCAACCTCAGCTAAAATCACTTCATCATCAGTAAATTCATTCCAGTTAAGTGCAGCTCCAATTTTACGAGCTTCTGCTGGCTTCATCTTAGAAATAATACCAATTGCTTCTTTTAGGATTTCAAAACCTTGAAGTGCCTTTTGGCTTGATTTTCTTTGATTTACAACACCAAAAAGTGGCGCTTTACTAGCATCTCTTGCTTCTCCTAAAACGCTATCTCTGTTGTAGTTACTAATCATAAGGTACTCATAAAGCTCCTCATCTTTTTGATTACCACCTACTAATGCGAAACGACCTGTGAATTGGAATCCACCTAAGCCATCGCTAACACCCGGCATAAAGAATCTTTCCTTGCCCGGCTTTTCACCATCCCACCAATCAGCTACTACCACATCTACCCATGCATCTTTACCTTGTTTAGCTAGATAAGGGTCTTTAATCCTATCTCTAGTAGGGATGTTTGCTTTTGGATAAAGTAATGGGTTTCTTTGTCTTTCTTTCTCATCTGGGTCGTTATTTTTAACCCCCGTAAGCATTTCAAAAGTTACAGATTGACCCGGCTCTAGTGGCGGAATCGCTCTTTTTAAATCTTCTGAAATTCCGTTGAATTTTCCAACAACTTGCATATTTGTGTTTTTTTGGTTTAAAATTTAGGCTACATGAGCCCATTTAGTTCCTTTTATAATTTTTTGAACGGTAGTTTTACCTATATCAAACATCAAAGATAAATCCCATAGTGAAAAATTACCACTTTTATACAGCAATTTTATTGCCAAAACCTTTTTTTCATCCAAAATGGCATTTTTTCTTTCGGTTCCTTTTAATATTTTTAATTTTCCTGCCTCAATTGCGTGTTTTGCATTTCTGCTATGGTCGCACCATTCTAAGTTTTCTGCCCTATTATCAGACCTATCACTATTTAAGTGATTTACAATCTTGAATTTTTCTGGATTTGGATTATCAACAAAAGCTTTGGCAACTAAAACATGAACATTTTGCATCTTTTTAATTCCATCTTTCTTAAAAGACACTACTTTGTATCCATGACTATTACTTCCAGTTACAATCTTTTCTTTAGAAACTCTCATGCCCTTACTATGTCTTAATAATCTAGGAAGCATTTTTACTCTCCCTAAATTACTTACTTCATAATAACCATCATACAAATCACCCTTCACGCCTAATATTGGCTTCCAAATTTCTTGTTCCATGTATCTTTGATTTATGCAAATATAATAAAAGGGGTGGAAAAATCCACCCCAATTATCATCAAAATTAAGATAAAACTTGCTGACGCAAAAAGTGCTGAACTCCAAGTACCTCGAGCCCCTGCGCAGTTGTCCAAGAACAAGTCCAGTTCATTGCATCTCCGTTAGGATTTACTGGAGAAATTGCACCGCTATGGATTTCACCAATCATATCGTTACCGAATTTAGTTTGAGCTGGTACGTATCTTACACGCATTGCTGAATCATAACCACCACCTTGTACTTTAACACGGTTGTTGTAAGGAACATAGTATGCACATTTGTTAATTACAGTTTGACCGAATAATACTGGTTGGTCTTGGATTGGCATAGCCATGTAGTTAAGGGTGAAACCACCGTAACTTACTTTGTCTACTTGTAAATCAAGTTCTTTACCGTCAACAACGATACGAACTGATTGTACGCCAGAAGAACCTAACGCCTTCCAATAGGTGTCATGAGCTCTCTTAACTGCACTTGAACCGAATACTAAATAATCTTTAGGAGATTTAGCTGCGATAAGTGTATCAAGAGCATCATCAATGTTTGCTTTTTGTACTGTACCTAAAGTACCGTTAACGATTGTGTTACCGTACATCTCGATGTATTTGTTTAAACCACGAGTTGTTTGTACTGGTCCACCACCATCGCTACCAGAAGTATTACCATCAGTAAGGATAGGGTTAGTATCACTGAAAGTAGTAACTGACATATCACCAGCGATGAAAGCAGCGTTGATTTTACCTTTAAGTAAAATTGCTTTTTCAAGGTGGTCTTTAACGATAAATTTGTTTTGACCGTTAAATTCAACTTCAATAGTTGCAGCGTTTTGAACGTCTGTAATTTTTGAAATTTCACGGAAGATTTGGTACTTGTTAGTGTACTTAGTTAAACCGAAACGTAAGTTAGTTTGGCTTACTGAGTTTTCACCAACAGCTACTGAGAATAAAGATAATTTATCGCCAGCAGTTAAAGTCATGTTAGCACCAGATACAGATTTAATGTATACGGTATCAACACCTGAAGTTGTTACAACATTTGTAACGATAGCAGAGATAGCACCAGTTGGAACTAGAACTAAATCATCCTTACGTGCTTGACCAGAAGTCGCAGTAGTACAAGTAAAGTTGATAGAAGTTGTACCAGAACCATTTACAGTACCACCAGTTGTATCAAGAAGTTTGAATAAAGCTTCGTTTACAAAAGTGTAATAAATAGGTTGACCAGTCATGATAGGCTTCTTTCTGTCGCCTAACCATAAAATGTCTGTTAAAGCATCATCGTTCTGAATATCAGTAACGAGCTTGTTAATCTCTCTCGTGTCTAGCACAGGGTCAATTGCGCTGACGTAGGCTTTGGTAATGTTACCTAAATTGTTTGCCATTTTAAGTCTTTTTAAATTTTTTTAAGTAAAAGTTTTTAATTTTTACCTGCCTAATGTGCTCACTTTAGCTCTTGAGCCAAAAGCTTCGCCTAATGATTCATTGGGTTGGGCAGGTGCACTACCAACAGGTCTGCGTGCGTTTTGTCCTTCTTCAATGATAGCTTTCAATCCCAATGACTTTCCATAATTCACAAGGTCTTTCTCATAGTTTGGATTGAGAGCGACTAATGCAATTTTTTGCAATTTAGCCACATCTGGAATAAGCTTTGCTGGGTCCGCCTCTTGCGGATTTACAGAAATCGCTCTTTGCCACTTTTCTCCATCCAACGCTACTGCCATTAAATTTTCAGGTTTATCAATGTTAAAATTGAATTTGCCATTATCTCCTAAATCAATCGCAACTCTTTTGCTTTCTAGTAAGGATTTCGTAGCATCATGTTCCCTGAAAAACTGGAGAACTTGTTGTTGTTGTTCTGCAAGAAGTCGCTCTTGTTCTGCATATTGAAGCTGGCTGTCCACCTCTTGTGGCCTACTAACTTCCGGTATACGGAACTGTTGCTGTTCTTGTATTCTCTTTTGTCTAACTAATTCTGCATCTGCTTCTAGTTGAATTAATCCAACTTCTCTATCTTCATCAGACGCAAAATCAGTTTGCTTATATCTTGCTTGATACAATTTCTCAATCTTATCATCTGTAAGATTAGGATATTGTAATTTTAATTCATCAAATACTAAATCGGTATGAGATACATTGTTCCAATCAAAAGCTTTAGCTTCAAGGAACTTATAGGCATCTCCACCATTTTTTCTAAATTCTGCGAAATCAGCAACAAATTCATCGTAACCTAATTCTTTTAAAATCTCTTTAGGGTCAGACTTTTTTAATTGCTCTTTCCAATCAGTTACTTGAACCTGTGCAGATGACTGAGCTTCAGTAGAAGTTTCTTCATCCGGCTCATCACCAAAATTGGGCATAGAAAATGCTGTTACATTTTCTTCAACCTGAGTTTCTGGCTCTGTTACAACTGTAGAAGAAGATTCTTCATTAGTTGCTACCGGTTCTGCACTTTCAGCTTGAATAGGTGCGGCAGGCTCTACAGACTCATCTTGAGGCATAGGGATACCGGTACTCATTCTATAAACTGGTTTTTGTTCTTGTGGTTGTTCTTGTTCTAGTTCTGACATAAGTGTGTTTTTCGTTACGAAAATAATAAAATTTAGTTAAAAAAATAAATTTATTTAATTTTTTCCCATTCCCTTATCAAAGAATAAAATCTCTTTGTTTTCTTCAGCTATCTTATACTTAGCTAATAAATCACCATACTCACCAACAGCTTTTCTCTGAATTTCCATAAACTGCAATAAAAATTGAGCTACTACACAATCTTCTTCCTCTGCCATTTGATAGAATTTTTTATATTGATTATAAACTTCTAATTCAGTTTCATAACCAATTTCTAATGAATCGCCAAGTGTATTTATTTTATCGGTAATTGCATCAATCTTAGGAACGTCCGCACAGTCGCCCATGTCGTTCATAAACTCAACAATCATTTGATAATGGGTTAACTCCTCTGCGCTTTCTGCTAAAAAATACTTTTGAGTACCAAATAATCCTAATCTTTGTAATTGATTAGCTAAGCTTTTCCACAAGTTAGATTGGTATAGTTCTACGTACAGAGCATCCTGTAGACCCTTTCTCATTTTACCGCTAAGTAATGATTTAACTTCCATCTTATTTTTATTTTTTATTATTGTTAACTGTTATTTTAGCTTCTGCTGAAATTCTTTGAGCAATAACTTTTGCATCACTTTGAATCTTAGCTTCCTGAATATCGCTTTCTTTTTTACCCATTTGGATAATATAATCCCACTGCTTCTCAGCATTTATCTTAGCAATATCTACATCTAATTGAGTTTGCAAAGTAATTCTTCTCTCTTGTTCTGCAACTTGAGCTGCCTGAGCATTACCTTGCGTTTGCTGTTGAATCTTTTGTAATTCATACTGCTGCATTTGTTCTCTGCGCTTTTTGATTCTGTAAGCCAAAATCATAGAAGCCATTTTCAAATTACGGCAACTCATTACTAAAATCTTATCTTCAGGCTCAATCAAACCTTGAGAGTCACGAATATTTAATTCCTGAATCAGTTGCTGTCTTTCATAATCTTGAGGCGCATCTTCAATGAAAATACCAAACTCATGAATAGATAGATTAGGATTGATTTGTAAAAACTTAACTGTTTCTTCACCTAAAGCTTTAGCTACACCTTGAACCTTACCTAGCTTAACAGCTATCTGAACTTTTGCAACAACTGCATCTGCTAAAGATTGAATCAACTGTTTATCTGCAAAGCTTAATAAATAAAGTGCATTATTTGTGCTTTCCATTGCTGCATTTGCAACAGGAACTAAAGTTCTTGCATTAGGAGTAGAACCATCTGTCAATTCATTCAATCCAGATACTTGACGCATTAAATCAATAGTACGCATTAAGTCATCATACAATTGTCCGAATACAGCTAACTGACCTGAAGCTTCAATACTTACTGGCTTGTAGTTAGGGTTTTGGCTTAATAAATCTGTTGAACGATAAGGAACAACAAAGTTTGAGAAAATGAAATCCATAACTTTAGTAGGATTCATTTTTTCTCCACCACCACCAAAGTCAACACCTTCAAGTGCATTAAGGTCAATATTGATTAAATACGGAATAAGCTTATTAGCCATGTTCTGTAATCTAAACCAAGCTAAACAAGCCTTATCTTCTAACGGAATAAGTCTTTCTGTAACACCAGCAAAACGCATCTTATAGAAGTTCCAAGCATATAACTGAATATTCAATTGAGTATCCCACCAAGATGATGGTTTTCTGATTTGGTTTTCAGACATTCCCCAATCATACATGAAATCAGTCATTACAACCCACTTACACTTGTAAACAACCTTTTTGGTTACAGGCATAAAAATAGGTTCTGCTTGACCTTTGCTTTCAGTTTGACTCATTGGCTTATTAAATTCAGCTTCTAATGAACCTAATTGATTAACGGCCATTCTTGATGCAGCCTGATATTTAGTTTTACCAAATCTTATATTACCACGACCATCTACTTCTTCTTTGTAAGTATAATCGTTCCATGATAAAAATTCAAAATCTAAAACTAATATTTTAAATCTATTCCAATATTTAGAATAGTCGGTTCCGTACATAAAGTTTGATGGATTACCAAATCTTCCTGCAACAGAAGTAACC